TGTGACCACGACGAATGCCCACGAGTGGGAGAAGCAGATGAACTGGCTTCAGAAGATGGTTATTACTCGTCTTGGTAAGAATGGTAAACTTATTATTGCTGGTACACGTGTTGCTTCTGTAGATTTCTACAAGGAGTTGCGTAATCCTGACCATTGGGCTGCAGGTGATTCTCCTTTCACTTATCTGGCTATGCCCGCCGTTCTAGAGTTCGCCGATAAGACTGCCGACTGGTTAACATTGTGGCCTTGGTCTGACCGTCCGTGGGATGGTGATGAGGATGAACTTCCTAATGAGTACGGCTATTATCCTAAATGGAATGGTCCCGAGTTAAATCGCCGTCGTGGTGAAGTCTCCGCCTCCACATGGGCTCTTGTGTACCAGCAGCAAGATGTTGAAGAAGATGCTGTGTTCCCACCGATGGTGGTTAACGGGTGTATTAATAGGCTTCGCAAACCTGGTCCGATTAACTATAGTGCACCTGGGCATCCTTCTGGTGGCTCCTGGTTTATTGTCATGGGTCTTGACCCTGCCATGTCTGGTAAGACTGCTGCAGTAATGTATGCTGTCGATAAGGACACTGGCCACCGTCTCATTCTTGACTGCTACAATATGAGTGACCCTACACCCCGTAAGATTCGTACCCTTATTGAAGAATGGGTTATCCGTTATGGACCGTCTGAAGTCCGCATCGAAATCAACGCCTTCCAGAAAGCCTTCTCACTTGATGAAGACTTGCGTCAATGGTTGGCATCTCGTGGATGCCGTCTGTCTGAACAATTTACAGGCAAAAATAAATGGGACACCTCATTCGGTGTCGCCGCAATCTCCAACCTCATGGGTACTATCAGGGATGGTAAGTTCCAGGATGACAACATCTTGGAATTGCCAGACAACTGCAATGAACACACCAAGGCCCTAGTAAACCAGTTAATTACTTGGTCTGCTGACACTAAAGGCCCTACGGACCTTGTTATGGCTTTGTGGTTTTGTGAAATGCGTGCACAAGAAATTGTGCGCACTGGTAGCAATGTCAAATACTATTTTGATAACAGATATATTACTAACCGTCAAAGCAACAATCGAAATGTTGTAAACCTTGACGACCTTGCTATGCAGCAAGAAGTCGTCTACATCTAAGGATATTAATGCTTACTATTGAACAAATCTCAGACAAGGTGCATGTTCTAAAACAACGCTTTGCTGAACGTGATGGTGCAATGGCAGATATCCTAGCAGTACGCAAGGGTGACATTGAATCTGTAGCACCAGAAATGTTTCCTGAAGGTCTCAACCGTTCAATGGTTGCAAACTTTATTGATGTCGCTGCACGTGACATTTCTGAAGTCCTAGCCCCACTGCCTTCACTAAACTGCAGCACATCAAATACTAACAATGACCGTGCAAAGAAACGTGCCGATAAAAAAACCACTATTGCTAACCACTATGTACAATGCAGTCGCCTGCAAACACAAATGTATGTTGGTGCAGACTGGTACTTGACGTATGGTTTCCTACCTATTGTTGTAGAACCAGATTTTGAATACTTAATGCCACGGATTCGTGTGGAAAACCCTATGGGTGCTTACCCAGAATATAATCGCCACGGCAAACTCGTGTCCTACACTAAACGATACATTAAATCGGTACGTGAACTCATTGTCGAATTTCCCGAATACGAGTCACAAATCCTTGGACGTAACGGTCGTGAACAAGAACTTAACGCCCAGATGGAACTTATCCGTTATGAAGATGCACAACAGATAACCCTATTCCTTCCTGAACGCAATAACTTTGTCCTGCTCAGTGCAGGAAACCCTATGGGTGAACTTACTGTGCGTATTGCACGTCGCCCAGGTGTAGACCCAGATAATCCTCGTGGACAATTTGATGACATTATTTACCCACAACTTGCACGTGCACGCTTTGCGTGGCTTGCGATGGACGCTGCAGAGAAATCTGTTAATGCACCATTTGTTGTACCTAATGATGTTCAAGAATTTGCTTTTGGTCCCGATGCCATTCTCCGTTCTAGCAATCCTGCAGGAATTGGTCGAGTTCCACTTCAAATTCCACCAGGCGTATTCCAAGAACAACAAACACTTGAATCAGAAATGCGTATGGGTGCACGTTACCCAGAAGGACGCTCAGGTAACATTGATGCCAGTGTTATTACAGGCTCTGGCGTACAAGCACTTCTAGGTGGCTTTGATACACAAGTCAAAGCTGGTCAACAAATTCTTCAAGAACTATTTGAAGATGTTATTTCTTTAGCATTCAAAATGGACGAACGTCTATTCCCTGGAACAAAAAAGATTGACGGCTCCGCATCAGGAACAGTCTACGAATTAGAATATGATTCTGCTAAAGATATTGCTGGTGACTACACAGTACAGGCACGTTACGGTCTTATGGCTGGACTTGACCCTAACCGTGCACTAATCTTTGCACTACAAGCCCTACAGGCTAACCTAGTATCACGTGATTTTGTTATGCGTGAACTTCCCTGGGCAATGAATGTATCTCAAGAAGAAGAATTTATTGATGTTGAACGCATGCGTGACTCGCTGTCAGGTTCATTAGCCTCACTTGCACAGTCTATACCGCAAATGGCTTCGCAAGGCCAAGACCCATCCGATATTGTGCATAAGATGGCTTCTGTAATTGACTTACGTCGAAAAGGCAAAATGATTGAAGATGCTGTACTGGAAGCATTTACTCCAGTTGCGCCTCCAGCAGTTGCTGCTCCTACAGCACCTATGCCTCAAGAACAGATGCTTGCTGCTATGGGCGGTGGAATGCCTCCACAGGCTCCTACAGAGCCTCCTACGCCTAGTCAGGCTGCACCTGCTGCTTCTGCACCTGCAGAAGTAGGTCAACCTACACAACCAGACATTGGTAGCATTCTTGCTTCCCTTGGCGCACAGCAGTGAACGAAGAAACTTTTAAACAAAAACTAAAAGATTTACTTGATGAATATGGTACATCTAATAGTGAAAATGGTTCAATGTGCACAACATATTTTCTGGTAGCAGAATACTTTGATGGCAATGGGGACTATTGGGCAAAAAGTTTCTTTACAGATGATGGCATACCAATTTGGCGTGTCACAGGTTTAGTGCAACATGCTATAGAAAATGATTTTATACAAGAAGAAGGTGATGAATAATGCCTCGTGGTGGATATCGCAAACCAGGAAATCCTGCACCAGTATCAGGTCCAGGTAAACTTTCACGCCGTACCGATGGCGGTGCAGGAAGCAAGCAAGCCATGAGAGAAGTACCTTCTAACGGACAATATGGTTATCGTTCAGATACTGCTGCTGCTACCGCAGGTGCACCTCTAGCGGGTGGTGCTGCACCGACTATACCAGTTAATGTTCCTGCACAACGTGCACAAAACATGGCTTCTCAAGTTATACCAATTACTGCACCCACACAACGTCCAGGTGAACCAGTAACTGCTGGTGCTACTGTAGGTCCAGGTTATACGCCTGAAGCATCTATTCCTAATCGTTTTGCTATGATTAACAAATATGCAGACATGTTAGATACTATTGCAGCACAAGGTGATGCTCCACCAGAGTTTAAAGAATTTTGGAACTACGTTAAAACAGAGGCAAGGAATACTCAATGAGTCTAGTGAAGCATATTGCGGCATTCACAAATATGTTCGGTGCAGAAAATGCCCACATTGTGTTCCCTTTTGCTTCAATTAACTGGCAATCAGATGATGACCGTAATGCTTTTTTAAATGAACTTTCAATATTGAATAATAGTCAAAGGATTGGTAAGTAGTGGATATTCAAAATCCTTTAAATTACATTGCCGATAATCCTAATAATCCTTTCGAAAAAGCAAAGAATGCTGTCGGAAATGTTGTTGAAGATGTTGTAGGTTCTGGAGTAGGCAAGAAAGTTTTAGGCTCACTAGATAAGCCTATGGAAGTTCTTAACTACCTTGCCACACCATACCGTGACTATGCTGCCCCAGCACTTACTGCTGCCCTCATGGAAACAAATAGCAAGTATCGTGAGCAGAATAAGAATGCTAGTGTTACTGAACGCTTCACTAAAACTTTTGAAGACACCAAAAAGGGTCTTACTTCTGAAACTGACTGGCGACGTGGCATTAGTCCAGGTCGTGCACTTGTTGGTGCTATTGGTGACTGGGTTCCAGGTGTACAAGGTACAGACAAACTTGACTGGTCTAACGCTAAAGAAGTGGACAACTATTTTACTTCTGGTTCTGCACAGTTCTTTTCAGGTGTAGCGGATGCTGGATTCAACACTTTTGACCCTGCTGCTGGAGCATTGAATAAAGGTTCACGTATTGTACGCCGTGCAGTCACACGTGACATTAACAAGGCTGCTGGCCCTACACGTGAAACTCTATTCAACGAACTTAAAACTGCTGCTGTAGACCCAACTGTACGTTCTGGTGCTAACGAGTTCATGAAACTTGTTGAAAAGAATCCAGAAGACATTGTTAAAATTTCTAACTATGGCTTTGTTGCTAACTCTACTGACCCTACACGTCTAGCCACCGCTATCTCCACAGCATACAAAGAAGGTGGACGTGAACATCTTGCTGACTTTGTTGGTGCAGCACTAGGTCACAAAGAGTCTTACAATAAAATTGTTGCAAGCAGTTCTGTTTTGCATGCACAGTTGCTTGAAAATAGCAACTCTACTCAAAAGATTCAAAAACAACTTGAGAATCTTCGTGAATCTTTTCAAAAAAATACAGACCCAACTCCTGAAGAGCATATTGCGTACTCTCAAGCACAGGCAGATATGCACAAGAGTCTTAAGGCTATTGACGATGAGGGTGAAAAGATTGCAAGGAAACTTGCTCCAACTGATTTGATTACTAGCAATGAGCAAGTAATTGATAATAAAGTTTGGTCTAAGTATGCTCTTCCTGAGCGTCTAAAGGCTATGGCTGCAGAGGCCAATACTTCAGGCATGTTCATTACTGTTGATGGTACTAAGAAGTTTAGTACACAGCGTGAAATGTTCCGCAATCTTAAAGACCCAAAGTTCTACGGTCGCACCATGGTGTGGTTGAGCCCTAATACCCCATTGCATGAAGCACCATCAGGTGTTGCGCTTATTGGTGGTGCACCTGGTCGTCGTTCCTTCCAAGAAGGTAATGCACGTATCCGTAAGATTGCTAAACTTACTAACATGTCAGTTGATGAGCAGCGTTCTTTGCAGAATGAAATGTATTCACTAGTTGGCAAGTCTGCACAGTATAATTTCTTTGAAAATCTTCAAGCACGAGGTATCGAAGGTTTACTGAAGAAGCATTATGGCAAAGAATATGATGCCATGAATGCGGCACAGTTAGAATCTGCTAAAGTATTTGCTCAAGAACTTGTTAATGGTACTGTTCGTGCGCAACTTCGTGGAAAAGCAAAACTTTTTGCTGAGGAAAATGGTTACACTACCATTGATGACCTAACAGGCAACCCAATTTCTCATGCATACCTTGATGATATTGTTGAACAAGGTGCTTTGGAACGTGCTGTTGCACGTGGACGTAGTTCTGCAGAAGATGTTGACCGTCAAGCGGTACGTAATGCTATGGGTGAGCAGCCTTTGATGGAAACTCAAGTACCTAATGCACACTTTAGCATTGATTTTGATATGTTTGACCAAGTTATGGGTGAGAATCGTACTCTTCTTGGTAATGTTATGGATGAAATCCTTAGCAATAGCATTAGTGATATTCAAGTTCGCAAAATGATGGAGAGTGCAGAGGCTGCACATCTATCTGGAACTACTGGTATGGGTTCTGCTAACGTCGCTGCTGTCAAAAACATGACACGTACTGGTAAGGACCTAGCAATTGAGGGTCTAGATACTTTCTACAGTTATGTATGGAAGCCTGTGACTCTGATGAGTCTCAAATACACTACTCGTAACCTTGGCGAAGGCCATCTACGTTTTGGTTTCACTATGGCTGACTATGCTGCAGAGTATGGTTTCTCATGGACTGATATGCTTAAGGGTATTCATGACCCTGGTTCAGTAAAGCGCATGGTTCATAACCGTAATTTCCGTAAGACTGCAAAGCAGGCTGCAAAAGATATTGGTCAAACCAATGCGGAACTTTCTGCTCTTGAATCAAAGTTGACTAAAACTGTTGGCAAGCCTAGTCAGGCTGGTGAAAGTTTAATCTCTAAAACCCGTAAGGGTTTACTTGATGCTGTCCAACGTAAAGAGTTTGAGAATACTGATGGCCTAACTATGTCCATTAACATGGTTAAGAAGAATGTTAGTTACTTGGATAGGTACAAGAGTTCTGGCATTAAGGAAGCAGATGCTGCTGTAAAGTATTTGCAGAACAACCTTGTTCCTAATATTCTTGAACCTAATGTTGGTGAAAAGAATGTTGATGCATTCTTGAAGGCTGTTGTTGACGAAAATTACAATGAGGCTCACCGAATTTCACAGTATGCCAATAGTGCTGATTTGGCTAAAGGATTGTCACAGTATTCTGCTAAAGTTAAGAAGACTCTTCTTGATTTAGAGAAGCATAGTGCTGGTGGTGCTGATACTGTCAATAACGCTTTAGAGAATGTTATACTTGGTCTTGAACGTCTACATCACCATGCAGACTTGACTGCAGGTTATCTTATCAAGCGTGGTGAACTACGTGATGAACTAGATGCTATTGTCAATAAGGTTAACTCTATTGGTGGTAAGAAAGTTTCCTTCAGCAAGAAGGACCATGTAGAAATCTATCCTGGTGTATACATTGACCAGTCTCTTGCAGGTAATGCTGGAGACATGCTTCGTACTTTTACTAGTTCTGCTGCCTCTACTACTGCTCTTCTTGCAGATGACCGTCGTATCACTGGACAAAAGTTTTTGAGTTCTGGTTATTCACGTCGCCGTATCGACCGTTCAAATGAGAACTGGGCTAAGGGCCATGCAGACTATGTAAACAATGCTTTGATGCGTGATGTTGTTGCACGTCGCATGGTTGAAGATTTGGCCAATGGTGTAAACTCAGGTCAAGCATTGAACAATGCTAAAAAGTGGATTTCTGAAAATTCTACTGAGGCTCGTCGTTGGAAGTCTGAAGTAAAGCAAAACATGATTGAACGTGGTAAAGCCATGTCTAATCCATCATACAATTTTAATAATATGATTGATGAAATGGCTTACCAGATTAAGTCTTATCTTCCTGAGGTAAGTTCAGAAAATGGTAAGTCTTATGGTAACCTATACCAGAAGGCTCTTGATGGTTTAACTGTCAAGGACTCTTTGGATATTCATTACCGTGACCGTCATGATGTTATGCATGCTGTTCAGCAGGCTAATGATAGTTTTGTTAACTTTTACAAAAATGCTGTATCAGCAATTTTCCATATTGTTGGTACTCTTCCAGAGGACCATGCTGTACGTCATCCTTTCTTTAACATGACTTATGAAGCATCAGCAAAACGTATTACACGCAATCTTGAAAAAGAAGCACGTCGTAGTAATCCTAAAATTACTGATGCTCAGATTAAGAGTCTTATAGAAAACCGCAAGGATGCGATTACTGCTACTGCAACTAATCGTGCCTACAAGGAATTGATGACACGCCTGTACAGCGTGGAACGTCACACAGACCCAGGTAAGTTCCTTCGCTTTGTTACACCATTCTTTATGGCTCAGCAAAACTCTAGCCGTTTCTGGCTCGGTATTTCTTTGCGTAATCCTGGTGTAGCATACACGCTTGCTAAAATATATAATATTCCTTATCGTAGTGGTCTTGTTACTGACCCTGCAGGTAACCTTGTCAGCCAAAGCAACCCTTGGGATACTCAGGGTGACAAGCAGCGCATGGATTGGCTTTTTGGTACACAGATTTCTCCAACTAATTTGGATGTTATCTTCCAAGGTCAGATGCCTATCCTTCCAACTTTTGGTGCTCCAGGTTCTGGAACTCTAACTGCAGAAATGATGAAGTGGGCTGCTAAGAAAGATGGTATTGAGCCATTTATTAAACAGCATACTGGCAAGACTCTAGATGAGTTTACTAGTGCTTATATTACACCTTTCTACACTAAACAGGGTGATACTAGTATTGTGGGCAATCTTGCCCAGTCTGTGCTTCCAGTTAACTCTTGGATTATTTCTTTGGCTGCATTGTCTGAGGGTAAGTTTCCTCTTCCTCAGGCTAAGGTGCGTTGGGATACTCGTCTTTCTGCTGCTCGTGATGAAATAACTATGCAGGCTTTGATGGATGGTGCTCCTCTTAATCCTGATGATATTAATAAGCAGGCTGTTCTTTTGGCTAAAAAGTCTCTTATTGCTGAAGTTGGTTCATCTTTTGTTGGTCCTATTGCTGCTGGTAAAGTTGCTTATGGAACTACTACTGATTTAACTCAACAGATGAATGCTGCTATTAATGCTGCTGGTGGTGACTATAATGCTGGTATGGTTAAGTTTACTCAAAGTCTTGAAAATCAAGGTTATGAGAATGCTTCTGCTATTACATCAGTATTGAATTCTAGTACTGTAGATAATCGTTATGGTCTTATTAGTAATAGTGCGACTATTTCTGGTATTCAGTCTAATCTGAAATCTTTCAGCCATGTTGATAAGTATCAAACAAATAATCCTTTCCTTGGTGCATTGTTTAATATTCCTAATAAGGATAATACTTATAGTCCTATTGCTGATGATGCAATGTATGGAATGAATATTAATGGTAAACCTTTAAAGACTAGAAATCTTACTCCTGAAGAGGCCAGTAAGCAGCAACAGTTGAATGCTGGATGGGCTTTATATTTTAGTTACATTGACCAGTTATCTGCTAGTGCTGCTGCGCAGGGTATTGATATTAAAGACCCTAATTATTCTGATGCTGTAAAGCGTGCTAAAGAAATCTTCCATACAGTTACCGCTAAGCAGTTCCCTTATTGGGCCGCTAAGAATGAATCTATTGAACTTGGCAAGAGCGACCGCTATATTGCTATTGCTGACTATTTCTTGAAAGATAAAACTTTCATGACTACTGTAGGTCGTAAAAATAAGGCTATTGCTGGTTTGCGTGAGTATATGAATAATCGTGCTATTGCTGTTTCTGCATTCCAAGAGAATGCTCAGCGTACTGGTTATACTACTATTACTGCTGCTGCTAATCAAAAGTATGCTTTGTACATGAGTATTATTGGTACTACTATTAAAAATAAGAATAAGGATTTTGCTTTGATGTATGATAGGTATTTATCTCAGGACGAATTGAATCCTATCAATCCAGCACTTGTAGGTGGTGAATAATGACTGATTATGATTACAATGGTGATGGTAAAATTAATGATAAAGATAAAGCTTTAGCATCACAGGATGTAAATAAAGATGGCAAGATTAATGCAAAAGATGCCAGTCTTAGTCTAGCAACCAACAATAATATTGGTAGTACTAATAATCCTTCATCTGGTTCAAGCAGTGGTAGAAGTACTGGTATTACACCAAAGATTTCTGCCGAGTCACAACTTGACCAGATTCTTGTAAAACTTCTTGGTCGTCGTGGTACTGCTGCAGAAAAGTCTGCATATGTCAAAGGTCTAAATGCTTTACAAAAACAGTATGCCACTATTTCTGCCAGTGCAAGTTCAGGTAAAACTAAAAAAAATGTTGATACTAGCACAAGTACTAGTTCTAGTACTAGTTATTCTTTTGATGAAAACAGTTATCTTTTAAACTATGCTGAACAGATTGCTGGTAAAACTATTGCTGCAGGTAAACCACTTGGTGGTACTGCAGGAGACACCTACAATACTTTAGTTAAGTATGCTAATGATATGGGTTTGAGTAGTGCTGATGCCTTAAGTAATACTATTAAAATTGCTAAGGGAGATACTGACCAGACTAAAGTACAGAATAGCATGCAGAAACGTGCTGTGGCCCTATATGGTAGTTTCTCTGACCAGTTGAAGGCAGACCCTACGTTAACTCTTAAAGATGCTGCACAAGACTACACTAATACTATGTCACAGATGCTTGACATTCCTGTTAACTCTATCAAGTTAACTGACCCTACTATTGCTAGAGCCTTGCAGGCTACTGATGCTAGTGGTAAGCCACGCATGATGACAACTAATGAGTTTGGCAATCTTCTTCGTGATGATAGTCGTTTCCAGTATGGTGCTATGGCACATAAAGAGGCTTTAGATATGGCTTCATCATTCGCTTCTGCTATGGGATTTGGAGTTTAGTATGGCTAACGAAAAGTCTAAGGCACAAAAAGTTCCTGCATATCAAGTTTTTGCTGACTACTTTAAACCATATTTTGCTGATGTTAGTGTTGAAGCTCCTTGGCTTCATGATTTGTATAAAGCATCTACTCCTTTCTACAAGCAGGGATATCAGACTAGTCAGATTGCTGACCAAGTTCTTGCTTCAGATAAAGCACCTGCATCTTTTAAGGCACGGTTTGCTGGTATTGAGGCTTTGAAGAAGCGTCAGGCTGCTGGTGAAAACATTTCTCACATTCCTAGTGTAGCCCAATATGGTGTCCTTGCACAGCAAATGAAGGAAGAGTTCAATAAGTATGGACTCAATAGTTTGGGCAGTAATGAAAATATTGCTAATGTTATTGGTAATGATGTTTCTTTGAGTGAAGTTAGCGACCGCCTATCTGGTGCTTTCGATGCTATAGATAATGCTGACCAATATCTTAAGGCTGAACTTGCAAAGAATTTCCCCACATTAAATCGTCAAGACCTTGCTAAAGCCCTCGTGGGTGGTCCTGAGAGTGCCAAAGAGTTGCAAAAAAAAGTTGCTACAGCAAACATTCGTGCTGCTGCTAGTGAGTTTGGTATGCAAACACAGACTTCTGCTGAGGAACTTGCCAAGATGGGTATTACTCGTGCTGATGCACGTGCAGGATACGCTAAGACTCAGCAAGAACTTGCAGGACTCCAAGCCACGCAACGTATGACTGGTGGCTCTGGTGACCTTCTGACAGGTCTTGAAGATGTGAATGTTCTTGGTAAAGACTCTAAGCAGATTCAACAGTTGAAGTCACAGGCACGTGGCCAGTTTAGTTCTGGTCGTTTCCGTGCTGGCGTTGGCTCAACTGAACGTGCTGGACAATTATAGAATCAGGTAGGACCGACCGTCCCCTACCTCGTAAAAGAACGGTAGTAGAAACCAACCCACATACCCCTGTGTGGGAGTGCGAATCTACGTTAAACTAACATAATAAGGGAGAAGGGTTGCGATGAGCAACAATAATCAAGACTGGTATGACGACTTCGAAGATGATTTCTTAGAGGACGATTTTGAAGAGCAACCAACGCCTCAGAGGCGTGCAACGGGTGATGATGTTGTTAAGAAGTTGCGGCGTTCAGACCGTGCCAAAGAGAAGCGCATTAAGGAACTAGAATCCGAACTTGGTTCATTACGTAAGAACCAACGGGAATTCAGCGTCAAATCAGTATTGGAAAATAAAGGCATCAGTCCAAAGATTGCTGCTTTCATTCCACAAGATATGGATGTAAATAGTGCAGAGTTCGACAACTGGTTGAATGAGTACTCCGATGTCTTTGGTGTTTCAGTATCTAATGAGGAAGAATCAATTCAGACTGATATTAATCAGCAGGATTTGGCTACTCTTCGTCAGATGGATATTGTCACTTCTGGTGCTTTGTCTCCTGATAGAGAAGAAGATTTGATGCTTCGTCTTAATCAGGCAGGAAGTGCCGATGAAATTCTATCAATGATTTACGGTACTTAATCGCAAATCAATCTAACTTAAGGAAACCAACATGGCTAACGCCTATACCTCCACCGCTTCCACCTCCCTAGGTGGTAGCACTGGTAGTGCTGGTCTCGTACAAAAGGCATATGACCGCTTAGTCGAGTTTGCCCTCCGTACCCAGCCTATGATTCGTTCAATCTCAGATAAGCGTCCTGCTAATCTGACTAATCCTGGTTCTAGTGTAACTTTCCAGTTGTACAACGACCTTTCTCGTGTTAGCGGTAACCTTACGGAAACTGTTGACCCAGATGCAGTAGCCTTGGCTACACCGAAGTCTGTTTCTGTAACGCTTAACGAGTACGGTAATGCTGTTCTTGTTACTCGTGCATTGAACCTCTTCAGCCTTGCTGATGTTGACCCTGCAATTGCTAATATTATTGCATACAACATGGCAGATTCTGTTGATGAACTTGCACAGACTGCACTTCTTACTGGTACTAACGTAGTGTACGGTGCTACTTCTGGTACACGTAAGACTTCTACTGGTGCTCTAACTAGCACTGATAACCTTCGTGCAGCAGACATTCGTCTTGCTGTTGCTAAGTTGCGTGCTAACAATGCTGTTGCTCGTAAGGGTAGCATGTTCTGGGCTGGTGTTCATCCTGAAGTTGCTCACGACCTTCGTGCAGAAACTGGTATGGCTGCTTGGCGTGACCCACACGCATACCAGAGCAATGACCAGATTTGGGCTGGAGAAATCGGCTCATTTGAAGGTGCATACTT